GTTAATACATTAGAGGCTACTGCAAATGGCACAGGGATACAAATAAAGATTAAAGACGGAGCTAAGGTTATAGTTGAAAGTTTACCTGTTAATGCAGTGAGTATAAACGGATCATTCGTGAACTCAGTACTTAATCAAGCAGTAGTTCAATTAAATGCTATATTTACTAACACTGCAGGATTTGCTTCAGATGATACTTTTGTAAATTCTTTTACATTAAGCGGTAATGATTTAACTTTAGGTCTTAATGATGGAATATCTTATACTGTAGATGTAACTACTTTAGGTGTAGATGAGAATAACTTTGTATCTAGCGGTTCATTAAGTGGTTCAGACTTAACACTTACAATGGCGGATGCTAGTACGGTTACTGTAGATGTTACAGGACTATCTCTTGATGAAGATACTACAGTTTCAAGTGGTGTAGTTAGTGGAACTGATATAGTATTAACTATGAGCGATGGCTCTTCAGTTACTGTTGATGCTTCAACACTAGGTGGTTCAGGTAGTTCAGGTAATCCTGTAGTAAGCGGTTCAGTTATAGGTACTGACTTAGTGCTTGTATTAGATGATGCCTCTACAGTTACTATTGATGCTTCTAATATGATTAATGGCTCAAGTGGATTAGCTACAAGTTCAGGATGGTTTATATCTTATGGAACTAACGCTAACGATGCAGTAGGAACTTCTACTAATGATTCTACAGTTAATCAACAATTACCTTTCTATTTTGGAGAAGCTTTAGAGCAAGGCTCAGAGTTCAAGTGGAACTTCCAAAGTCATGGAGGATCTAACTTGATATTAGGTATATGGGATGGAGCTGAATCTCCTATAGCTTATAATGGTGGAGCAAACACTGCTTCTAATTGGGGTACAATGTTTATGTACGCAGGTGGTTTCACAGCGGGGTCTAATAGCACTTTATTAACTACAAACTCAGGCAGTAAATATGTAATGTCTAACGGTGGTGCCATGGGTATTAGATTCGGTAACGATGGTCATTTAACCCTGATAGATTATAGTGGCACAAATGAGGTAGCAGTAGCTAAGACTACAATACCTTTAGCGGTTACTTCTTTTAACATGCAAATGTACACTTGGGCAAATGGAGTATTACCTAATGGAATTATAAACAACGTAGATTATATATGGGATATTGTACACGACTATAATAATACTGAAGCAGGTATCATTAATGGTATATTAGACCATACAGTACTTAAGAGTGCTATCTCTATAGAAAAAGGAGAGAAGCTAATGTTTATGTTAGATGAGGTAGGACAAGGTGATTACTTTGGTACTAACTATACAGCGGCATCTACAGGAGTATTAACTGCAGAAGAGCAGCTAGATAACGAGTTTTCTTATGCCACTAATGAGGCTATGAGTTTTGAATTTGGAGGTACAGGAGATTGGAATATTAACACTAATGCTACGTACTATTTCGACAACGGAGCAGGTGTAGTAGGATACAGAAAAGGAGGAGCTAGTACTATTCAAGGTATGTTCTCTATGAGATTCAATGATGACGGTAAATTAACCATATACTCTGAAGATAATAACGAGAAGGTAGCAACAGCTAAGTCAGACCCTACTATAGGTAGCTCTGTGCATTTATTCTACGGTGTGAGAGGCAATAGAGCATACTATTCCATCCCTGTAATATCTAAGCAATCTATAAACGGAGGTTCACAGCCTGACGTAAACTTTGTACCTACAGTAGCAAATCAAACAGCAACAGTAACAGAGGGAGATGTATTAAACTTTCAGATAGTGTCTAGTGATAATATCGTAAACCAATTTGCAGAAGTAGATGCTCCTAGTTGGATGACATTGAATCAAAATAGTGGAATACTTAGTGGTACAGCTCCTGCATTCTTAGGAACTTCTGCTGATACTATTGTAGTGAACTGTAAGGCAGGTAACGCTATTGGTGGTACTGTAGACTTTACGGTAACTGTAACTGTAGCAGAGATAGCTTACACTAATAACAAGTCTATTAACTTTAATGGTTCTAGTAGCTTCTTTCAGGGTAATCCTATAAATATGAACGCTATGGAGAGAGCTACTAACGGAGACGGAAGTGCTTGGACTTTATCTATGTGGGTTAAACCTAGTTCTAATACATCTAATCAAACATTATTTGTTTACGGTGCTGGTGATGATTATAACGGTGGAGCAATTACTTTGAAGCAATCAGGTGGAACTAGCTTAGTATTAAACTATGGTACTGTATATGATAGTATTATATTAGTAGCAGGCAACTCTTTTGTTTCAGGTACATGGCAACATGTAATGATTACATTTGATGGAGGTACTACAGGTAGCGACCCTTTACAATCTAGTGCTTACTATGGTAGATTTAATATATACATTGACGGAGTGCTTAAGACACCTATTGGTGTAGCTACAGGTGGCGGATATGATGGAGCTATAAGCGGAGCTAATCCTAGTGATAATATCTTTAGAATTGGTAGAGCTAGTAACGTTCATAATAACTATTACGATGGACTATGAATCAGATAGCTATTTGGGACACAGACCAATCAGCTAATGTATCAGATATATATAACTCAGGATCAACTCAAAACCTAAGTGATTTAACTACAGCTCCTACTCACTATTACGAGATAGAGACTAGTGTAACAACTATAACAGATATAGAAGGAAACGCTGATTTAACTGGTTACAACTTCGTAAATTCAAATTTAGTAACTAATACACCTTAAATATGAAAGCATGGTATTGCTCGTGTAAAAATACTTACACAACGGAAAACTGTAAATGTAAGGATAGCTATAGTGCTATCCTACACGGCATAGGTTCTTTAACAGGACAGGGGTCTTCTACAGTAACAAACACTAGTACATCAACAACTAAGAGTACGGAATCAACTGATTATCAGCTATAATTAAAACAGGCGATTCTATATTCGTTATACTAATATTAAAACTTTAAATTTATGAAAGCAACAGAATTATTAGAGAAACTACAAAACGTTTTTCTATCATCTCAAGAAGAAACAACTGAGGTTGAGCTTACAGAAGAAGTAGTAGAAGAAGTAGCTATAGAAGCTGCTCCTGAAACAACTGAAGAGGTAGAGCTTACTGAGGAAGTATCTGAAGAGGTACAAGAGGAATTGTCTGAAGTATCTGAAGAAGTTATCGAAGCAACTGAAGAGGTTGAGTTATCTGAAGAGGTAACAGAAGAAGTCTCTGAAGAAGTAGAGTTAGCTGAAGAAGAAGCTCCAGCAGAGGAAGTTCAAGCTGCTCCAGCTTACGTAACATCAGAAGAGTTAAGTTCACTTAAAAATGAAATGATGTCTATGATCGAATCGTTATTAAAGGAGAAGCAAGAAGCTTACAAAGAAATGCCAGCTCAGTTATCTGAACAGGTAGAGTTATCTGAAGAGGTAGAAGAAATTGCTCACTCTCCAGAACAAGAAGTCGAAGCTAAGTCTAATAACTTGTACTCTCAGAATAGAGTAACAACTACACAAGACAGAGTTTTCGCAAAACTATTTAAATAAGAACATTAATTAATTAATTTAAACACGCTAAAAATGGCAACAACAACTTCAATTACAACTAGCTATGCTGGAGAAAAACTACAAGGTTTTATCTCTGCTGCTTTGCTTTCTGCTAACACTATCGAAAAAGGTGGAGTTACAGTAAAACCGAATGTAAAATTCAAACAAGTAATCAAGAAACTTTCAACTAACGATTTAGTAGCTGATGGAACTTGTGATTTCGATGCAACTTCTACAGTAACTCTTACTGAGCGAGCGTTACTTAGAGCCTAAAGAATTTCAAGTAAACCTACAACTCTGTAAGCAAGACTTCAGAGACGATTGGGATGCTATCTCTATGGGAATGAGCGCACACGACTCTATTCCTCCAGCTTTTTCTGACTACCTTTTAGGACACGTAGTATCTAAAGTAGCTGAGAAGATCGAGAACACTATCTTTGGTGGTGACGATTCTGTTGCTGGTGAATTTGACGGACTTATCGCTTTAGCTGCTGCTGATGCTGATGTAGTAGACGTAGCTGGTACAACTATCGATGCAAGTAACGTTATCGCTGAATTAGGTAAAGTAGTAGATGCTATTCCAACTACTGTTTACGGACAAGAAGATTTATCTGTATATATCTCTCCTTCAACTGCTCGTGCTTACATTAGAGCTCAAGCTGCTTTAGGATATAAAGATTTATACCACGTAGGACAGACTGCTCTTGATTTCGAAGGGGTTAAATTGTTTGTATCTAACGGTATGCCAGCTAACAAAATGATCGCTGCGCAATCTGGAAACCTTATGTATGGTACTGGATTATTAAATGACAAGAATGTAGCTAAAGTTATCGACATGGCTGACATCGATGGTTCACAGAATGTACGTATCGTTTTACGTTACACAGCTACTGTAAACTTTGGTATCGGATCTGAGATTGTTCTTTACTCTGCATAATCAACTTTAATAAGGGAGGGTAAAACCTCCCTTATATTAATAATAATAATAACTTAAAAACTAAAACTATGGCTTGTGATTTTACTGGTGGTAGAGTAGAGGCTTGTAAAGAAAGCGTTGGTGGATTGAGAAACTTATATATTGCAAACTTCAACTCTGCAATGTATGATGCTTTAACTCTTGGTTCTGACGATGAAATTACAGCACTTGGTTCTGCTATTACTACATACAAATTTGAGTTAAGAGGTGAAAACAATTCTTTTGAGGAAACTAACGAAAACTCAAGAGATAACGGAACTTCTTTCTGGACTCAGTCAGGTGCTATCTCACTTAAAGTGCAAGATGCTGCATCTCAAAAACAATTAAAACTTCTTTCTTACGGAAGACCTCACGTAATCATTGAAGATTACAA